AGCTTAAGAACTTCGCTCGTGTATTATTACTTAAAGTTACTGAGGGTTCTACCGATGCAGCTATTAAGAGATTAGTATATGAGAAAGCTGAATTAGAACCGGTTGTGGTTCTTGAAGCTTGGGAAGATCCTGAAAGACCATTAAAGGAATTGATTAGAACTGGTATATCTAAAGGAGTATTCACAAAGAAAAACGGACGTTGGTCTTGTGAAGGTGCTCTATGTGGTACATCGTTTGAATCAACACTTGAATGGATAAAGGAGAATGATGATTTGTTACCTAAATTACGTAAGAAGATATTCAAATAAGATATGACTTTACAAGAGTGGCACGATACAGCCGATTTATTAATTGATAAAGCTGATGCACCGTATTTTAATAGTACGGAGAAAGATAGGTTCTTTAATTTATCTCAGGTGGAATTTACTGAAACTCGATATGGTCAATTTGAATTTAATGAAAAACGTAGAAAGGAGTTAATTCCTTTAGTAAGAGTTTCTACTAATATTTCTCAAAACATAGTGAATCTGGATGCTATTCCAGATTTTCTATTTATATTAAATCTTAGAGGAATATTTTCAGATGGTTGTGGTGGAACAAAAGGAGAGAGAATTTCTCCAATTCGTTTAGATACTGAGGGGGAAGATGATAACGACCCTTTTAACAAGCATGATAATGATAACCCTGGTTATACTGAATATAATGATGGTACTAATAATATAGTAGATATACAGTCAGATACAGACCCAGTTAGCATTACTTTAAAATATTTAAAGAAACCTCGTAATGTGTTTTTAGATGAAGCAAATCCACTTAATACAATTGAGTCGGAAATGCCTGAAGGAACTCATGAGGAGATTATAAATATCGCTGTTAGAAAGATGTTATTTACTGTTCAAGATCAACTTGCTTACCAATTACAAACAAACGAAATAAATCAACAAGAATAATACTATAAGCTATGGCTAAGAAAGAGAAATACAATTCAATGGAACAATTATCTTCTATGAAAGTAGGAGAGTTAAAAGCTATTGCTCCTGAATTTGAAGTAATTATTACAAAGGAAATGAAGAAAGCTGACATAATAAAAGCTATCTTTGATTCAAAGTTTAACACCTACATAGATGCTGATGCACCTAAAGAAGCTAATTCTGTTAAGGCAGAAAAGGTTAAAAAGGAAGATAAGCCAGTATTCTCAAGACCTAATAAGGTTAAACGTAGAAGAAACTTTCAATAAGATTTAACAAGCTTGAGACGGTTCAAGCCTTAAATATATAAACAAATAAAAAATAAGAATATGTCGCAAAACGCAGGACGTAATTATTTTGCTTTAATCGCTGAAGGTCACACTCCAGCATTAACAGCAGGGAGCATTGACCTAACGCCGGGTTATGTTGTTCCTAAGTCAACTTTGATTAAGGCGCTTTTCGTTGCACCAGCAGTTGGTGTAGCAGGATTTTTAACTACTACTTTCGCTGGAACGTATGCATACGGTGAGCAAGTAAGGTTAACAATCACTTCTAACTTGACTTCTCGTCAACAATGGAGAAAATCTTATGTATATACTGTAGTTGCAGGAGATACAGTTACAACAATCGCTGCTGCAATGGCTGCTTTAGTTGCGGCTGATATTTCTGAGACATCTCCTTACGCATCTGCTACTTCGGCATTAGGTGTTGTAACAATCACTCAAAAAGGTGATGACAAGAGAGGTCTTGTAGCTTACGATTATACAGATTCAGTTGCAGGAACTATGGTTACTGTATCTACTCCAACTGTTATTTCAGAAGGGCAACCATCTGATTTAGAAGATAGAGGTATTCCGGCTGACCAAATTGGTCTTGCATCTTACGATACTGTTCGTATTGCTGCAAACCCAGAGGCTCCGATTCCTTTTATCGATGCAGTAGGAGCAGTAGCTAAAGAAATCTACTGGTTCGGTACTCCTGGTGAAGGAGCTGCTTTAGAAACTTTAATTAACTCATAGGGTTAATTAATTTAGGTTTTTGTTTATTAAAGGGTGATGGCAGTGTCATCGCCCTTTTTTTATTTTAAGTTATGGCTACATTAGACGAATACGCATACAATATTAGGAACATAGCACGTTCAGGTCAGGGTAACTCTGATGATGATTTATTAAGAATCAAACAAGTTAAATTTTGGATTCAATATTGGCGTGCCAAAGGTCTTGAGATGGAGACTGATTACGGTAAGGATATACATCCTCAATTAGTACAAGATTTAGGTATATTAAAATTGGAAGAAGTTGATAAAGCTGACAGTTCTTGTCCAGCTCTTACATGGGGTTGTAAAATACAAAAGGTAACTCTACCTAAGTTTGCATCTTTCCCAAAAAATAGAGCAGTTATCTTTATTGGAAAGATTGATAAACAAACTCCATTAGATTATAATAAAGCGGATGTAAATAAGTTTAAAGCCGCTACTCGATTTGGAAATCTTAGAAGTAAAGTTTATTTAATTGGTCAGACAGCTTATGTTGAGTTAACAGAGGCTGATGCTGATATGATGTATATTAATGTACGTGGTGTTCTTGAGGATCCAACTAAAGCTAATTACTTTCCTCAAGAGGGTTGTGATGCAGTTTGTTTTAATGATGCTAAAGATGAATACCCTATGCCATTAAGCCTTTATACTTTTGTTCTTGAGAACATTCTTTCTAAGGAATTAAATTGGACTACTAAAGCTGTAACAGACGAATTAAACAATGCAAGACAAGACAACCAAAAGCTTGGATAGACATGGTTTCGTTACATTGAAAGGTGTGTTCGATGAAGCTAAAGACTCTATAGATAAAGACTTAAACAGTCTGTCTAAAAATCCTACAAGGATTAAAAGAATTACATGGAGAATGTTCTCATTAATAATGAGAGAATACTTCAAGATAATGTTCAGAGAACTTATCAATGGCTACACGTTTGTATGGTTGAACAAATTTGGTAGTTTGAACGTAGTAAAGACTATGTGTACAAGGTATAATCCATCTACTTTTAAAGTTTATAAGGATGAAGATGGTAAACCTTACGTAAAAAAAGTTAAATTTGATGTAAATAAATACGGTGGTTATTGGCACTTTATTTTTTGGGATGTTGGTAAGAAGTGGAGACAATATCGTTTTGATGCAGATATAAAGTTCAAGAGAGCTTTTATGGAGCAAGTCGATAATGGATTCGAGTACTTAGATCATTCTCTATATAAAGACGGTCAAGGAGCATCTGACACTTATATCTTTAAAGTAAAATGAAATGAGCCATAAAGTATCTCTCAATAGAATTATAGGTAACGTTGTAGGTAATCTTGACCTTGAAAATATTAATGAATCTATTGAAGATTTTGCAAGATGGTCTGCAGAAGCTATATCAAAAATTGGTTCAAGAAATTCGTATCACAGGCATGAATGTTTAATTGAGGTTAAAAACTATAAAGCATCTCTTCCAAAAAACTTTGTTTCTCCAATAGCTGTTAAATACAAGAATCAATTACTTACTATCACTAAAAGAAGTTTCAGAGATTTCAGTAAAGGAGCTGAACCTAATACAGTTCAAGATGGAAACATAAACAACAATCAATTAATTACAAATAGACCTGGTGTTCCTTTAGTTCTTAGGATAGATTTTATCGGTGTCTTTACTGCGGGTGAAACAATTTCAATTACTGTTGTTTCAAATGACTGTGGTAATGTTTATTCAAACATATATAGTTATATAGTTCTTCCGGGTGATACACCAGCTTCAATTGCTATTGCTTTTGATGCTATGTTTCAAGCTATTCCAAATCTTCCTTACACTTCTATAGCAAGTGGAGATTCAATCCAATTGACTGGAAAGAACCCTGACATTAACTTTACTGTATCTATTGCCGAAGATAGCGTAATGGGTTCTGTTGAGCAATGTGTTGTTCAGCAAAGAGTTCCTTCAAAAACTAATACTAATGATACTCATACAAGTACAAAGGTTCCAAAATTTACTGATGAAAGTTTAGCTAACAGAAATGTAACTGATATAAATACGGGTATGTTAGCTGGTAGTAGCGTAATAGGTAATAATGCTTATGGGTTCCATGATTTTCAAACTGCTCAAGTTTATTCAATCGATAATGGTTGTATCAACTTTAATGCTCTTGATGGAGAAACTTTAGGTATTGCTTATATGGGTATTGAGTTAGATGAGGATGGGTGGCCTATGATTGCTCAAGTTCATGAAGATGCTGTTACTCATTACTTACAGTACATGATGATTTCAAGAAGTTATTATAACGGTAAGGTACCTCAACATGTATTCAAGAACTCAGAAATGAGATGGAAAGAATTGTGTGCTCAAGCAAGAGGGGATGATGAAATGCCTACTCCTGACGAACTTAACTACCTTGCAAATGCTTGGAATCAGTTATTACCAATTCCTAATAAAAACTTATTTTAATGGCAGGTAAACAAACAGTTAACTCATTTCAAGAAGGAATGAAGCAAGATGTTGATATCTTGTTATCAAACAATAAGTCTTATCGTTATTCTATCGGTGGTAGGCTTATGTATAATAAAGACGGTACGTATTCATGGGAAGTAGAGAATGGAAATAAGATTTCATTTACTATGGCTCCTGATGGTGGTGGAGATGCTACTCCTTACTATCCTCTTGGAGATACAGGAAATAGTGATATTAGAGTTATATTTACTCACAATCCAGTTAGTGGGTTTAGTGAAATTGGTATATTCTCTATTAGAGATAATGGAACTGGCGATTACAAAACATTATTTAACGACCAAAACGATCCAAACGGAGATTTATTAGGGTTCAATATGGAGAACCAAATAGAAGCTCGTTTTATTTATGAGAATGATTCTTGCATAAGAGTTTATTGGGTTGATGGTGTAGAGGATGATAGTAATCAGCCAAGAGTGTTTACATTTAGCTATGACAGAACTATCGGTAATACATCTTTTGTTAATGCTTATGATGCTGTAACAAAAAGTGTACATGCAATGGATTCTCAAGCTGAATTTGATATGGGAATTATCAAGTATGTGCAGAAGATAAATGGAGGTCTTGATTCAGGTGTCTATCAATATACTTATAGTCTTGGAACTGACGATGGTTATAATACTCCATGGTACCCATTATCAAGAGATGTTTTTGTTACTACAGATAATATTAGTAATACAAATTGGAATACTTATGAAATGGAGGGTTCTGGTATTTCTACTTCTAAAGGAAATAGAATACAGATAAAAGGTATTGACCAAAAGTTTGATAAGATTAGAGTTGCTTATGTTTACGCTATAGCCAAGGACACAACTAATAGTTCTAATATATTTTCTCAAGTAAAGATTACTTCAGATACAATGACATTTGACCATGTTGCTAATGAGGGGGAGCCATTGTTAGTAGATAGTATAGCTGCTGTATTCTCAGGAATAAGAGCTGCTAAAACATTAAACATAAAAGATTCTACTCTTTACTACGGAAATGTTATTGAAGGTATTTTAAATAATTATGATACTGAATCGATTCTTGCTAATGTAACTGTTAAGCCTACTTTTAAGGATATGCGTTCTGATACTAAGGAGTTTGAAGTTGAAGTTGGGGGGTATGAAAGAATAGTAGAGCCTCCTGTTACACATGCTAACCCTTTGACTGGAACTACAAGTAAAGTTCTTCATAATAGTGCTGGTGGTACCGAAGTTTATACAATAAATGGAGATTATGTAAATTATAAAGGAACGCAAGTTGATCATTTATATACGGGATATTTTAGAGCAGAAACATATAGATTTGCTGTTGTCTTTTATGATAAGTTAGGATTCCCTTCTTTTGCTGTTCATTTAGCTGATGTTAAGTTTCCAGAACAATGTGAAACTACCTTTACTGCAAATAGAGTTACTGTTAACGATACTGTTGTGAATGTTGCTGCAGGTGGTGGTGTATTACCCGAAGCTGCTTGGCCGACTAATAATTATGGAAGTTATACTTCAACTCCAGTTCTTGATGGAGAGAATACTGGATTAGGAACTTATTCTCATATTAGAATTATGGGATTAGAAGTAAGCGGTATTGATGTTTCTTCTATCGCTGACTCTATATCGGGATTTAAAATTGTAAGAGCTGAACTTGATAATAGTATTGTTACTCAAGGTTTAGCTTACCCATGTGTTGGAATGGGTGTTGAAACAAAACAACTTCCATTAACAACTCAAGAATGGCATGACGAGGGAACAGGTGTTTCTCCTACTCCTGGTACTGCTATTGGAGATATAACTCTTAATGGTGGAGATTACGATGGTTCAACCACTCAAGGTTGGTCAGGTGGTACAACTACTAAATACAAGCTAAGACCATCCATAATGGCTTTCTATGCTCCTGATTATGATTTTGATAGTGCGAGATTACCTATCGTGCAATCTCAAGATAGATTAAGATTAATTGGTGGTTGTTATACAGATAACCCTGATGCTTATTCTTCGGGAATACCACCGTCTCTAACTTCTTATATGTTGGATGGAATTAGATTTAATAGTTTTGTTCAAAAAATGTATTACTCAAAGAACCCTTATCATATTGGTTCTGCTGAACCATACCCTGAGTATTTATCTGAAGCTTCAATTGGAAATACATTTGAACTTGGATTGGGTTCAAGTAAAGCTCCTTATACAACTGGTGATCCAACTCTTGAAATGTATAACGATACTCAAATTGCAAATGCACCAGCAACTTATGTTCCTGCTGATTTACATAGAAGTTGGGGTAAAGGAAAGACAATATTTTATGAGATAGGTAATTTCGGTTCAGGAGTAAGACCATCTCCAATATATAAAGCTAATTCACTTGCGAGTGGATATGGTCAATATACAGGTGCGTGGATATGTAATTATATGAGAGTAAATGCTTCTCCTTATGGAGGTTTGTCATTAAGTGCTTTAGCTACAAATATATTTTTTGGTACCGGTCATTTTCAACCAATAGGAAATCCAACATTTACTACTCCTGGTAGTAATATTTATAATGGAATAGAAGTTTGGGGTGGAGATTGTCATTTAGATTACTTTGGGTTCTTAAAGAACTATGATAGAA